ACCTGACGCAGAAGCTCGGGCAGGCCATCCGCGACCTCGGCCCGGCCTTCGTGTCCTTCGCCCCCACCGCGAAGGAAGCGCTGGGCGACGTGGGTGACGCCGTAAAGAAGCTCATCGGCTTCATCGGGGAAATCTTCACCAACCCCACGTTCCAGCGGGGCGTTGCGGACTTCACCGAGGGCCTGAAGAAGGCAGTGGAGGCGCTGGCTCCTGCGATCAAGCCGTTCGGCGACTCCCTCGGCAACGCGCTGACCCTGCTGGGCAAGATCGTGGTGTCCGTCGCGGAGATTGCCACCGCGTTCACCGTCGTCCTGTCCCCCGTGCTGGACTCCATGTCCGCGAAGCTCGGCACCCTCGTGGAGCCGCTGAAGAACACGGCCCTGAACTTCATCAACGAGATGAAGGGTCCGCTGGAGGCGCTGGACAAGAACCTCATCGCCCCGCTGGTGGACGGCTTCAACAACAAGCTGCTCCCGGCCATCAACGGGTTCATCGACGCATTCGGCCCGTTCGCCACCAAGGTGATTCAGGACCTCGGCCCGTCGTTCAAGATCATCGTCGACGAGGTGCTGCCCAACTTCGTCAACCTCGCCAAGGAACTGCTGACCCCGCTGGGCGGCATCATCACCCTGCTGTCCCCGACGCTGGCGGCTACCCTCACCGCCATCGGTGACGCCTTCGCTGACATGGCGAACGACATCAAGGTGCTGAAGGGCGAACTGCCCATCACGGAACTGTCGATCTTCAAGCAGTTCAGCCCGGAGGAAATCGACCGGCAGATCAGGCAGGAGTCGATCAAGCCTGAGAAGTGGAGCGAAATCCTCGCCATCTTCTTCACGCAGAACATCGGCGAAGGCATGGGTCTGGCGTGGACGGAGAAGATCTACCCGGCCATCGTCAAGGCTGACGACTGGCTGTGGGATCAGGCGTCCAAGGCCATCGACATGATGGCGAACCCGGAGAAGGCCAAGACCGCTGAGGCTGCGGCCAACCGTGACTGGGTCGCTGGTCTGTTCGGCATCCCCGACGCGGACAAGTTCGACGCGGACATGAACGCTTGGTTCGAGGAGCAGGTGTTCAAGCCCACCCGGGAGATTGGCCCGGAAATCGGGCGCATCTGGGACGAGACGGTCGGTAGCCTGTGGGACGACATCTGGAAGGATGGCGGGCACGCTGACCAGATCGACACCACGGTCAACACGTGGTTGAAGGACAACGTCGGCGACCCCGTCGGCAAGGCGTGGGACGACTTCGGCAAGTCCATCCCCGAGAGCTTCAAGGCCGACGTTGACGAGTGGGGCCTCCTGCCTGCCATCGCCAACCACATCAACAACAACGTCGCGCCGGAAATCGGCAAGGCTTTCGCCGACGGCTGGAAGAACGTGGAGGAGGGCCGTTGGGGTTCATCCCCAGAGGGTGCCAAGAACTGGGAGGGGTTCTGGAAGAGTTGGAATGAGTTCTGGACTCCCGACCCCAACCTCGGCGCGGAAATCGACAAGAACGTCAACGACTGGTGGAAGACCAACATCAGCGACCCGCTCGGCAAGGCTGTCGACGACGCATGGAAGTCCATCAGCGACTGGTGGAACAGCGACGGCGGTGCCGACGGTGGCCGTGGCGACAACAACGGCGAGCAGGCTTGGAAGGACTTCTGGGGCGGCTTCGAGGGCATGGTCGGCGACATGGGCGCGGCCGGAACCGACTTGGAAACCACCGTCAACACGTGGCTGGACGAGAACATCTGGAAGCCGATCGGCAAGTGGTTCGAGGAACTGGACTGGGGCAAGATCGGTCAGGACCTGATGGACGGGTTCATCAAGGGTGTGACCGGCGTGGACCCGGCGGACTGGGAGAAGTTCAGTCAGGGCTTCACGGGCTGGGTCGAGGATATGAAGAAGTTCTTCGGCATCCAGTCCCCGTCCACGCTCATGTTCGACATCGCTGGCAACATCGTCGACGGCTTCCTCAACGGCTTCGGCGACTTCGCCACTGAGGTCGGCAAGAAGTGGGAGGAAATCAAGACCACTGTCGCCACCAAGTTCGAGGAAATCAAGGCCGGACTCGCCACCAAGTGGGAAGAGTTCAAGACCGGATGGAACGACTTCTGGGGCGGTCTGGGCACGACCATCGGTACGAAGTGGGAGGAGTTCAAGACCACTGTCGGCACGAAGTGGGAGGAACTGAAGTCCGGCATCGCCGAAAAGTGGGAGGGCTTCAAGACCAGTTGGAGTGACTTCTGGGGCGGGCTTGGCACCACTATTGGCACCAAGTGGGAAGAGTTCAAGACCACCGTGGGCACCAAGTGGGACGAACTCAAGACCGGCATGGACACGAAGTGGTCCGAGTTCAAGACTGGCTGGGACGGCTTCTGGAAGGACACTGGCACGAACCTCTCCACCGCGTGGACCGGCTTCACGGACACCGTTGGCACCAAGGCCGGGGAAATCAAGACCGGCATCGAGACGTGGGCCGGGGATGTCGGCAAGGGTTGGGACGGGTTCTGGAAGGACACCGGCACCAACCTGACCAATGCGTGGGAAGGCTTCAAGGGTACGGTCAGCGACAAGTCTGGTGACATCAAGTCCGGCGTCGACAACTTCGGCAAGGACGTAAAGACGAACTGGGACGGCTTCTGGGGCGGCGTCGGCTCGACGCTGACCACGAAGTGGAACGAGTTCACCGGCACCACGGACAAGAAGTCCGGGGAGATGTCCGGCGATGTCAACGCCATGGCTGGCAACGTGAAGGGCGACTGGCAGAACATGCTGAACCAGATGTCCAACCAGATCACGTCCAACTTCCAAGCCTTCGTCAACGTGGTGTCGCAGAAGGCCGGGGAGATTGTCGGCTGGGTCGCCGGTCTGCCGCAGCGGATCGTCGACGGCATGGGCTGGCTGGGCAACCTGCTGTCGAACGCCGGTTCGTCCATCATGACCTCGCTCTACAACGGCTTGGTCGGTTCGTGGAGTCTGGTGACGGACTTCGTCGGCGGCATCGCCAACTGGATCGCGGCCAACAAGGGTCCGATCGCGTACGACCGCGTGCTGTTGGAGCCTGCCGGTGAAGCCATCATGGGCGGTCTGGACCGTGGCATCCGCAACGGGCTGGACCCGCTGTTGACCACCCTGCAGACCATCACTGCGGCGGTCACGGACACCGTCACGGCGGACCTGTCCAAGTCGGTCATGTATGCGACCGGCAGGGACGCGGCGCAGGGGCTGGCGGACGGCCTGAAGGCCAACCGGGCGTCGGTGCACACCGCGCTGGGCAACCTCGGGGCGTTCACGGTGCCGTCCTCGAACATCGTCACCGGCGGCTTGTCGGCAGTTGGTCGACCAACTGCCGATGTGATCCCGGGAAGGTCTGTCACCATTGCGGAAGGTGCCATCAGGATCGAGACGCCTACCAAGAGTCCTGAACTGGTGGCGGCGAAGGTCATCGACAGCTTCGTGAACTACTCGACCTTCTAAGGGGGCCAACGTGTTTGACGGGTACATGAGCGTGAACGGGGTGGAGGTGCTGAATGTGGCGCGGGCGCACGCCTACATCACGCAGCACCTCCCGGGCCTGACCGCGCGCTGCAACGCCCCGGAACTGCGGGAGGCACTCGGGCATTCCGAGTACACCACCCCGCAGGACGACGACGCACCGTGGTATCAGGGCAACCGCCCCGCCGCTGAGCGCTTCTACGGGCTGTTCCCGTTGGGCACGCAGGGGGCGGACGACTCCACGCGGAGCATGAACGTCACCGAACTGATCGGCGACGGCGCGATCCACACCATGCCCCGGCACGGCTCCCGGGAAATCAGGGTCACGGCACTGGCTGTTGCCGCCGACGGCGAGGCCATGGCTGAGGGTCTGGCGTGGCTCCGGTCGGTGCTGGCCGGGGAGGACTGTGCGGACCCGTCGCAACTGGGGTGCACGGGCAAGGATGTGGTCATGTACTCGGCCAAGCCCACGGACATCGTGGAGGAGGAGACGTTCCGCCGCTACTTCTACGAGTCCGAAGTCACCGAGGGTCCTCTCGTCACCACCCAGTACCCGTCCAAGGTGGGCGTGCTGGTCGCGGTGGAGTTCACCATCACCGCTGGCAGGCCGTGGGCGTTCACCGCGCGCACGTCCGTTGCCACGCTGGCGATGGATGCCGCCCTGAACTTCACGGACCCGGTCGGCGAGGACTGTGCCCCCACCAACCCGGCCTACGACAACTATGTGGACGACCCGTTCTTCACGGCCATCGCCCGCCCGCCACAGCCGCCGGTCATCGCTCCCCCGAACATCCTGAACATCACCTCGTGGCGTCGGCGTACGGCGCTGATCCCGCCGTACCTGACCCAGCGCTGGGGCCGGGTGACTCCGAGCGTGCACGTGTCCGTCACGGGCGCGGTCCAGTACCTGCGCATCCGGTTCTACCGGGACAGCAACGGTGTGAGCGGGTGCGACTACGACGCCGAGTTCCTCGTCTCCTATATCCCCGCCGGGGCCATCCTGTCGCTGGACTCGATCCGGCGCACCGCCACCCTGACGCTGTCGGACGGGCGCGTGGTTCCCGCTGGGCACCTGCTGTTCGGCTCCGACGGCAGGCCGTTCCGCTGGCCGAGCCTCGGGTGCCAGTACACGTACACGATGACCTCTGACCTGATGCCCGGACAGGCCGGGGTTGTCGTGTCACTGGAGACGGCGGTGAGGGAGTAGTGGCGCTGTCGTGCACCCTGCACACCGCTGAGCTTTTCGATCGTGGCGGCAGGAAGAAGATCGGCTCCCTCGGGCCGCTGACCCGCGTGAAGTGGGAGCGCCGCCGCGACGACATCTCGGTCGCGCAAATCTGGATTGCCACTGTGGATAAGTCCTGTGCAGAAGTCCTGCGCCTTGCCGAAACTAACCGCACCGAACTGGTCATTTTCCGGGGTGACAAGCGGGTGTGGGAGGGTCCAATCAACCGGATCGCATACCAAGGTGCCTCTGTGGAAATAGAGGCGAAGGACCTGATGTACTACGTCCAGCGCACCATCATGCGCAACGAGTACGACAACCGCTACCCGAACGTGGGGCTGGTGCTGGACCGCATCGAGCGGGTGCTGACCGCAGAACTCGCGCGCAAGGAAGCGCTGGACCCGTCCTGCAACATCCTCAACCACGTCCGGTACATCTACGCGGACACCGAGCACGGCGGCACGGACGCCCGCACGGCGGCACACACCCTGCCGTACGAGATGACCGTGTTCCAGCACTTGGACAACTACGCATGGCGCGGCGGCGTGGACTACACAGTGGTCGGGCGCTCGATCATGTTCTTCGACGTGCACACCCGCATCGGCCAGACGCCCATGGTCACGGCTGACGACTTCATCGGCGACCCCGTCATCACCCAGTACGGCGCGGAACTGACGACGTACGTGGCGATGACCGACGGCAAGGGCCACTGGGGTGAGGCCGGTGGCATCGACCCCTACTACGGGGAGTGGGAAGTCCTCCATCAGGCTTACGACGAGAACGCATCCACGCCGGACCCGGAGGATGACAACGAACCATCAGTAGCGGAGATGACATCACAGGCACGACGTTCATGGATTCAGGGGATTCGACCGGCCCTTGTGGTCCGTATCCCCGACAACACCCGGCTCAACCCTGCTGGCGTCCTCACTATCGAGGACCTCGTGCCGGGTGTATGGATTCCGCTGACCGCTACCCTCCCGGGTCGCACCCTCAGCCAGATGCAGAAGCTGGATAACATGTCGGTAGAAGAGACAGCGGAGGGCGGCGAAGAAATCAAGGTCACACTTTCCCCCGCATACCCTGAGCGCTACACAGAGGAAGCGGTGCCGGAATGACAGACCCGATTAGCTTCGATCCGTTCCTTGCATGGGTCGACACCACTGACCCGGACAACCTCCCCGAGGACGTACGGATCATCGGCGCGAACGACCTCCTGCGCTACGAGAACCTTGGCGTCGACGTGGAGACTGCCATCAACAGCATCATCCTCGACGTGGAGGGGCTGGCCGTCACCACGTGGTCCGAGGTCACGGAGAAGCCCACGACGTTTGCCCCGTCCGCGCACACGCACGCCGGGGCTGACATCGCGCTGGCGACCACGACGGACCCGGGCGCACTGTCCGCCGCCGACAAGCTGAAGCTCGACAACGCCACGGCGACGGCGCTCGCCAACCGGCTGGTCATCCGCGATGCGTCAGGCCGGGCGCAGGTCACAACGCCGTCAGCCGACGCGGATGTGGCGAACAAGCTGTACGTGGATGCGAACATCGGCGCGGTCGGCGCTGACACCGGCTGGATACTCGTTCCACTGCAGGGCACGTGGACGCACTCGTACGCCTTCGGCTCGTCCGGCCTGAAAATCCGCGTGAAGAACGGCATCGTGTTCCTGAGCGGGCGCATCGAGAACACGGCGGCGTGGCCGCAGGGAGATGTCATTGCCAGCGACCTCCCGGGCATCGACGCGGCCATCACCGCACCGTCGAACCGCGCGATCGGTGTGGCCTGCGCGGTCAACATCGAGGGCTACATGATCGCACTGACTGGAGGTGGCCCGGGGTCCTTGCTCCTGTCCGCCTCATGGCCCACAGGGTAGGGGTCTAGATGGCAGCGAGGGCACCACGCGACGAGCGTGAATGGCGGGCGCTGATCGAGCGCCAACTCAGGGACGCCACCAGCGGTATCCGCCCGCTGGTGAACGCCGCTGTGGGCACCATCGTGGACACGATCGACACGAACAGCGCCCTTCACCCGACAGCGCCCATTGAACTGACGTACCAGACGGCGCTGTACCTCAACTCGGAGGGTCTCTGGAAGGCCCGGTTCATGCTGGACTTCCCCGACGTTACGAAGTCCACCACCGCCGTCGACATCGCCATCCAGCAGTACGAACTGTGGGGGCGGAAGGTCAGCGGCGCTCTGCTCGCGCTGACCACCGACGCCGTCGCCGGTCTGGCCGCGCCCGGTGCAACCCTGCCCGGCCTCGCCTCGACGCCTGCCAACAGGGCCATTGCCGCACTCGATACGCCGTGGGAACTGATGTCCGTGAACGCGGACTCCTTCTTCCGCGTGGACGGCTTCGACACTGGCACCCTGTGGGAGTTCCGCGCCCGCGCCATGGGCGTCGGCATGACGATCCCCGGCAACTGGTCGCCAGTCGTTCAGGTGCAGATGCTCGCGGACGCCGTGCCCCCGTCCCAGCCCTCCCCGCCTGTGCTCTCGGTCAGCCGTGGCACCATCACGGCATCGTGGGACGGGTCCGCTGTCACCGGGGCCATGCCTGCGGACTTCCGGTACGCCATCCTCGCGCACGGCACCGACACCTCACCGACGCAGGAGATTGCCCGGTTCGGCAGGGAGGGCGGCTTCAAGGTCGTCGCCAACATCCCCTACTACGACCCGCAGTTCTTCCGGCTGAAGGCTGTCGACGAGGCAGGCAACGAATCCCCGTGGTCCGAGCAGGCCGTCGCCTACACCTCCCCGCTGGTGGACGCCGATGTCATCCTGTCCACGATCGACGCCGCCGTCACGCACCTGAAGAACATCAACGCTGGCGTCTCGATTCTCCCGAACACCATCATCACCGAACATCTCGTCGTCACCGAGGAGATGACCGCCGCCATAGCGAACTTCCTGCACGTCCGGGCGGACATGATGGAGGTCAACGAAATCTGGGCCGATGCGGCATGGTTCGGCGTGGCCGACGCGATCCTCGTCCGCTCTGACATGTTCGAGGGCAAGGCGTTCACGGGCGGTACGTTCACCGGCTCGCTGTTCCAGACCGCCGTCGAGGACGTAACCGGCGTCAAGATGGACGGCCTCGGCATCCGCGCATGGAACCCGGGCGGGGAACTGACGCTCGATGTCGACGCCTTCACTGGCGACGTGGACATCTTGGGCACGTTCCAAGTCGGGCGGCTGAACGAGCCGTACGTCCTGTTGGACAAGAACATCTGGGCCACGTGGCCCGGCATCCGGTTCAAGGTGCAGGAAAGCACGGCCTTCCAGCCGACGATGTTTGCCATTGGCACCACTCACGAGTCGTGGACCTTGGGCGACCTCATCGTCATGGGTAGCCAGTTGACAGCCAACGTCACTCCGCGTTCCGAACTGGTGCTCGGGGCGAAGGGGCGGATGGTCAAGCTTGGGCGGGAGTGGGCCGGGGATGAGGTCAACGAAATCCGGTTCGAGTCCAACGGCAGCACGTCCATCCGTGGCTGGCTGAAAACGGACTACGTCGGCAGTTCGTTCAGATACTTCGACACCTCCCAGACCGCCGCCGCCAGCGGATACTTCACCGTGTACGTGACGCCGCCGCCGATCGGCTGGTACTACCCCCAGCCTGTCCCTGACGGGCTGGCCGGAACCACGTGGGCCACCCGCAACATCACCCCGAGTTCGTTCGAGATTCCGTTCAGCAACCCGGCGGACAACTCGACCTCATTCCACGGCATCATGAACTGGAGGCCATAGTGGCGGCTGAGATTCAGACCCTGTCCAACGGCGAGGAAGCGCTCATCGTCGTCACCGGGGAGAACATCGAGGTGTTCCCGCTCAGCGCCATCGCTTCCCACTCGGAACTGCTGGGCGAGCCGGACCCGGCCAAGACCGTGCTCCTGATGCGCGGGGCGGCAAAGACCAAGAACCACGGCGGCTTGTGGAAGGGCCTATACAAGGGCCTGCACTCGTCGCTGGAAGAGTTGGTCGCCGCTGGTGTCCCGCCCGAGTTCATGCCGGACCTCATGGAGGAAGCCACCGGCTCACCCCTGCCGAAGAAGGGCACGCGCAAGGGCCTGCGGGACGGGCAGAAGGCGATGCGGGACAGGATCGCCAAGGGTGCCAGCCAGAACGTCCAGCAGACGGCGGCATTCAACGCGCTACTGCACGGCAAAATGGACAAGATCAAGGAGGCGCGGGCCGGGTTCCTCGGGGACATCGCACCGCGCCGCCGCGAAGAGGACCCCCCGCAGGTGGAGACGCCACCGCTACAGCGGGAGAAACCGGCAGTTGGTCGACCAACTGCCAAGAGAGAGGGCATGTATGGACAGCAAGATGGTGGACCCGAACGCGGTTATCCAGAAGTTGGCAGTGAAGCTAGCCAACTTGGAGCTTCGTAACGCGATGCTGGAAGTCTCGTTGGAAGCGGCACAGGCGGAAAACGCCCAACTGAAGGCCGAATCGACGTAAGGGCAATACCGGGGCACCGCTGGACGGTGCCCTATTCTGATGGTTGGGGGCGTCATAACCCCCAATAGAGGGGGCACAGCATGGCATTCAGACACCGGTGGGAAAAGGACAAGGCCCACTCCGGCATGATGTTCCGCGAGCCGAGGGCAATCAACGGGGCGCAGGTCATCACCAACTTCGCGGCGGCAACAGCCGGAGCGCTTGCGGCACTGGGTGCTGGTCCTGCGTTCCTCACCGGGCAGGTCGGTCCGCTGTTGTCCGTCATCGTCGGCACCATTCTGGTGATTGGCGGCGTGACCGGAGGAATCACCGTACTGCTTGGGAACTGGTGGCTGGAGCGGGTTGCCCTGCTCATAACCGGGCTAGGCTGGGCGCTACTCCTGCCAGCATGCCTGTCGTTTGCCATGACAGCCAGAGGCTACGGAATCTGGCTAGTAGTTGCCCTGATATTTGCTGCCCTTGGGGACATCGTGAAGAGATACTTGCGCATCCAGTGGGCCTACCTCGATCCCCGGAGGTGAACCACCGATGACCCCTGAAATGTGGACCGCCATCATCGGAGTTGGCGGGTTCTCAGTCATCATTCCCAAGCTTATTGATGGCATCATCGCATGGCGTACTGGTCGTGCACAGACAGAGAAGGCCCAGAACCAGTCCATCCTCGACCGCCTTGCCGAGTCGGAGCGCCGCTCTGAAACGGAAGCCAAGTGGCGTCGTGCCCTCGAAGAATACGCGGGCATCCTGCGCCTCCTGCTGGTTCAGGCTGGTGTTGCGCAGGACAAGGTACCACCGTGGCCCGACAAGACGGACCCGAGGAATGGAGGAGGAACACCGTGAGTGAAGAACCCCGCGTGCCGAAGCATCTGGCAGGCCCGTCGTTTGTTGTAGCAGGACCGGACATCGTGACCCATGACGAAATCGTGGAGACGGATGAGGCCACCGGCACCCCGCCGCGCATCAAGGCCGAGACGCGCACCGCCGTGTACGTGGGTGCGCTGATCTTCAATGCCCTCTGCCTGATGGTGTTCGGCCTGCTCCCCATCTTCGACATCCTCGATCCGGGGAAGGCGGCGCAGGCCATGAACGTCGTCATCACGGCGATCAACTTGGTGTCCACGGCGCTCGCTGTCGGCTACCGTCCGACACGTCCCGGCTCCCCTGTGAAACCATGACACTGAAGCCCGAGTAAGGAAGCAACCATGTCCATCCCAGCAGCGGTGACAACCGCAACCGTCCATCACGACGCACCTGTCTCATTCGGCGGCGAGCCGGGGCGGGTCATGGCACGCTTCACGCCTTCGGCGACCCTCATCTGGGAGGACACCGGCACACCGCTGGCGTCCTTCTTCGATGCCGTCTCCCCTGAGAACGGGGAGGCGCTGGAGATTGAACTCCCGCACACGGACCAGTCCGGCTTCGTCGACGGTGCTGGCAACACGCTGGAGAACTGGCACTACTCGGTCAAAATCTGGTTCTTCAAGGACGGGCAGAAGCTTGGCTTCCCGTCCCGCGACTTCCAGATCACCTCGGCCCAGTCGGCGGTGGACCTCGCGCTGATCCCGTGGGGCGTGGCGGTGGACCCGACGGTCGCACCGATGGCCTACGTGACCAGCGTGAACGGCCAGACCGGCGACCTCGAAATCGAATCCCTCACCGGGCCGCAGGGTCCGATTGGTCCGCAGGGTCCGCAAGGTCCGCAGGGCATCCAAGGTGAAATCGGCCCCGGCGGCGAGGGTTCGGTCGGCCCGTCCAACGTGCTCTCCATCGGCACGGTGGTGGAGGGTGCGGCGGCGGCGACCATCACGGGCACCTCCCCCAGTCAGGTCCTGAATCTGTGGCTCCCCCCGGGGCCGACAGGTGCGACAGGCGCTACGGGTGCGACCGGCCCAACCGGTCCCACTGGACCTGCCGGTGCCACGGGTGCAACGGGTGCAACGGGTGCCGCTGGTGCTTCCTATACAGGCCCGGCGATCACCGTCTCCACCACGGCCCCCTCATCCCCCGCAAACGGCGACATCTGGTTTGATATTTCATGAGAACTAACCTTCTGACGAACCCGAACTTCGAGACGAACACCACCGGGTGGGCTGTCATCAACGGGTCCACCCTGTCGTCATCGGCGGATCGCGCATGGAATGGGACCAAGTCCCTGAAGGTCGTCTACGACGCCACGGCCCGCGCCTTGGACACGACCGGCACGCAATACTCGAACTTCCCGATGATAAACGGCGCGACGCTCACGTTTTCGGCCTACGTCTGGGTGCCAACGGGCCAGCCAGCAGTGAAGATCAAGTTCGGCGGGCCGAGCTACAACGTCACCGGCACGACCAGCACCACGAACGACCAGTGGGAGCGGCTGACCGTAACCACCACCGCGACCAACACCAACAACGCGAACCTCCAACTGCTCAACGCCGCCACGTCGGTGCCAAGCTCCACGGGCTTTTATGTGGACGGTGCACTGCTGGAGATTGCGCCGTCAGCAGGGACGTACTTCGACGGGGACTTCGCCAACAGCACATGGACGGGAACCCCTCACGGCTCCACGTCCTACTACAGCGTGGACACGCCAGCGCCGCCTGTCCGCACGAACCTGCTAACCAACCCGAACTTCGAGACGAACCTGACCGGCTGGGACAACCCCGGCACCCGGGCCGCACTCTCGACGGCCACCGCGCCGGTTCGGGCTGGCACCAACTCCATGAAGGTGACGCACAACGGTGCCCACACTGCGGGTCTCGCTGGCACCGGCACCGCCTCCGTCTCCCTGACCGGCGGTCTGCCGTACACCTACTCCGCGTGGGTCTACGTCCCGGCGGGTCAGCCGCGCGTAACCCTCAGCGTCTCCGGGGGCATCACCGCCACCGGCACAACGAACACGAAGTACGATGCGTGGGAACGCCTGTGGGTCACGGTGTACCCGTCGTCGGGAGTGACTGCCACCTTCGGCCTGCTCAACGCTGACACGACGGCCAACGGCACGAACTTCTACGTCGACTCCGCGCTACTCGAAGCCGTCAACTATGTCGGCGTCTACTTCGACGGCTCCACGACGAGCACGTGGGGAACCTACGCATGGACCGGCTCGGCGAACGCATCGACGTCGACCGAGACGCTGGCTCCCGTCAGGACCAACCTCGTCAGGAACCCCGACTTCCATCAGGACGTAGCGTGGTGGTCTGGTGTCGGCGCGGGCACAACCATCACCCGGTCGGTGGGCCGCTGGGTGAACGATGTGGCATCCCTGAACTTCCAGATTCCGGTTGGTACGGCACCCGGCGCAGCAGTGCTGTCGACCACCGTGACCGGCCTGACCATCGGGCAGGCGTACTCGGTGTCGGCGTGGGCTTACCTTGCGAACGGCTTAACCAACGCCGTGCAGATGTCCGTCATGGACGGTGCCACGAACCGGCCCGGGTCGACCACCTCCCTGTCCGGCATCTGGGAACTGCTGAAGGTCAACTACACGGCGACGGCCACCACGGCTACGATCAACTTCGCCAACACGACAACCACTGTCACCCAAGTTCAGAACCTTTTCATTGACGTAGTCACTTTCCAGACGGGCACAGATCAAGAACCCTTTTCCGGCAACTCCACACCCCTCGCCGGAATCGGATACCGGTGGCTTGGGCAGGCGGGGTCCTCGGCCTCGGTTGAGGTGCCCCTCCGGGAGAACCTGATGCGGAACCCGTCGTTTGAGACGGGCACCAAGTACGGCTGGAACGGCACACCCGCCGCGTCCACTACTGCCATTGATACGGCGATCAAGCATCGAGGAACGTACTCCCTGCGGGTCGACATCTTGGGCACCTTCGTGAAGGTACTCGGCACCAACGGGTCCGGCCAGCAGGCGGAAATGATCCCGGTGACACCGGGCAAGCGGTACACCATGTCCATGTGGTGCTATGCCGACCACGTTCAGGCCATGCAGTGCTACGCGGGTGGTGCCAACGCAAGTGGTGTCATCACGAACACCTATCCGGGGATGGGCAACAACAACACGACCGCCAACAGGTGGGTCCGCATGAGTTGCCAGTTCACCGCCGCCCCCGGGGACTACTACGTCTACCCGATCATCGACTTTCTGGGCACCAACGGAAACAAGATGTGGGTCGACGACGTGATGGTCGAAGAGGGCGGCGGGCTGGGAGCCTACTTCGACGGCGACGTGACCGATGGCTGGGTTGCGAACCGGTGGGCAGCCACCGAGGTGCAGTACCTGTCCCGGTCCCAGCAGACCCTTGCCACCGTCACCAAGCCTGCGGTCAAGGGCGTCTACACCGGGGCGGTTGTGGCGTCGAACCCGACGGTCAGCCTGCCCGTCACGCCCGCCAGCACCGACGTGCTCATTGTTCTGAGCATGGGGTTCAACAACCCTTCAGACACGATTGCGTCCGCGATGTCAGGATGCGGGGCGACATGGACCCGCATTCCCGGCGGCATGGACCACGTCACCGCATGGATGGGCGTGGCCCCGACATCCTCCGGCACGATCACAGCCACGGCAGGGGCCATAACCACCGGGCGTGCGCTGAGGCTGTACCACCTGTCCGGGGTGTCTCCGACGGCGGTGATGAGGGGCAGCGTGCAGGCCAGCCTTAACGGGGCGCTCAACGCGGCCACACCGAATCAGGTGGTCATCGGACTTGCGTACTCCGGGACGACGACTGAAACTCCCCTCCACAACAGCACGAACAAGATACCGCTGAACGGATGGGTGGATCAGGCCGAGCTTGCCCCGACAACCACCAGAAGGTGGGTTACGACGCACCTCATCCCGAAGGCGACGACCGATGTGCTCGCCAGAGGGTACAACGCAACCGGTCTGATTATTGTCGGTTCCCCAGTTTTCGGGTCCAGCGTGGTCAGGCGGAACCTCGCTTGGAACACTTCGATGGAGGACAACCAAGCATGGAGTACCCTCGGCATCACGCTGACCTCCGTATCCACGCCGGTTCACTCGGGCTTCCGCGCCATCGGCTCATCGACCAGCACCACGGCACGCCTGATCCCAACGTCGGCGCTCCCGTACGCGCCGGTCGCCACGGGCAGGACGTACACCTTCTCGTTCTACGCCTACTGCACGTCGGCTCGGACAGCCGGTGTGATCCCGTCTTGGTACAGGGTCAACGAGTCGTCCCTGTCCACGGAGACCTATGCGGTGCAGGCAACGCTGGTCGCCAACACATGGACCCGCGTGGTCGGCACCTACACCGCGCCCGCCGAGGCTTGCTTCGCCACCGCTGAACTCCGCGTGGAATCAACGACCGGCGATTCCGTGTACTTCGACTCGTTCCAGATCGAGGAGGGCAGTAGCGCCACCGAGTTCTTCTACGGCGATAGCACCCCCCCGGCTGGCTACCTGAACACCGCCATGGGTACGTCCACGGACTGGCTGACGCGGTCCTCGTTCACCTACCCCACGGTGCAGACGCAGGAGGTCGTGAACCCGTACGTCCGGCAGAACCTCGTGAAGAACCCGCGCTTCGGCTCGGGGTCGCTGGTCGGCTGGGCGACGAACAGCAACCACACGCTGGCGTACGACACCTCGTCACCGATCGTGGGCAGCTACTCCATCAAGATCACCAACACCTCGGGCGGCAGTGCCATCCCCCAACTGTTCTACGGTGCGCAGTTCGCCGGGTCCTCGAACACGGCAACGGCGAGCGCGTGGGCGATCCCGGCAACCCCGGGGGAGTCCATCCGGGTGGCGACGTACGTCCGAACGCTGGTGAACTTCAACTGGCTCTTGGGGAGGGTCATCTGGTTCAACGCGGCGGGCACGCAGATCAGCACGTCGGACTTCGGATACCAAGCCGTATCGCCCTCGGCTTGGAGCGGCAAGGCCACCACACTCACAGCACCGGCCAACACGGCGTCGTACGCGGTGGGCCTGTCGGGCGACGCCACCTCGAACACGTCCGCCTGCGGCATCGGTGCGATGTTCTCCGCGAAGGACATTCAGGGCGGGTTCTTCGACGGGGAGACGGCGTCGACGGCGGACTACTCGTATGCGTGGGACGGCATCCCGCACGCTTCCACGTCCTCGGAACGGAAGCTGCGGCGGCGCAACATTGCCAGCAACCCGTCAGCGGAGACGAACACCACCGCATGGGGGGCCAACTTCGGGGGCACGCTCAGTGCGTCGTCGACGGTGGCGCTGTTCGGTACGCAGTCGGTCAAGATGCTGATGTCCGGCACCACCGGGCAGGTGACGGTCGGCTACGACAACACCAATTACGAACTCGGGGTCTACACCTACAGCGCGTCCGTCTCCGTTTACTCGACGGTGGCCGCGACCATCACCATGTACCACCGCACCGCCGATGGTCAGATCACACCGACGACGGCGGTTACTCTTGCGCCGAACACGTGGACGCGCATCTCCCGGTCGAACCTCATCCTCACCAGCTACAGCACGTACGCGGTGTGGTTCGACATCTCGACGGTGGCTTCGGGCGACATCGTGTACTTCGACGGGTTCCTCGTGGAGCGCACGCTGTCGGCTGGTTCCTACTTCGACGGTTCGTCGTACGCGCTGGGCCAGACGCATGCGTGGATCGGCACCGCCCACGGGTCCAACTCGGTGCAGACACCACAGCCGGTACTCTTCAACGTAGCCACGATGAAGCACCGGGAGTCGGGGGCGTGGGTGCAGAGGGTATCCAAGCCGCAGGTCCTCGTCGGAGGCTCGTGGGT